GTAGTTCCATCTGACAGTAATTTGATTAAAGTTAATTATTCAGTTTACTCCGCATACAGACCTATTAAATTAATTGATGGAAGTTCTATGAATTTAAACCCATTCCTAGAAAGAGAAAATATTAAATTTAATAAGCCAATGTTCTTTTATTTAGAGCCAAGAAGCGTTCAGGTTGTAGGTCAGTACACTAAGCAAGCAGCTTATGAGGAAATATTTGAAAAAGAAAATACACTAAAGTATACAGAAGATGCAAGAATATTTGACCCATCTCATCCAAAGTATAATCCTTTAGCACTTTTGCTCGCTACTATATACGTTGTAGATAATGACGTAGTTCAGACATTTAAATTTAACGATCTAAGACTAAAAGGCGGAGGAGTATCGTATAATTACGACTCTGTAAATATATTTAAAGATATTCCAAGCGCTAGATCTTTTTGGGACATGTCAGGTCCAGATGGTTTTGCTTATGCAAATGGAGGATATGTCATAATAAGACTCCCAAGATCATTAAAAGATTATGTAAGCAATGAAAAAATTTACGAAGTTATTTCAAGTTCCATGACTGCTGGTGTTGTTTTTGAAATAGAAGATTACGATGGAGTCCCTTGGAATGCAGATATATTTACGCAGACAGTTGAATAGGATATATAAATGAGAAGTTCATTACCTTCATATGTTCAGACATACTCTTTTGGTTCTAGGAAAGCAGTTTCTGATTTAATAGTTTTAGCAAAAAACGATGCAAGGAGTGCTGCAAATATAGCACAGTCTCTTCAGGGTTTATCTTCACTAAATCAATATAATGGATTAAGTATATCTCCGTATTCTCTTGCCTCATTCGAGGCTTTCTTAGATTTTTTTAGAGATATAAACCTAAAAACAATAAGCTACTACGATGCAATGAACGGTGTAAGTACTGCTATAAATAGTTATGTTAGTGTTTTAAATTCAGAATTAGCTAAAATAGAAAAAGATGTTAATCAACTTCAAATATTTATAGATAACTATTCATTTATTTCTGGTGAAGACGATTTATATAATGGATCATTTGTAGAAACATTTTCTGACGATTCTAATTCTTATCTTACTGAAAGTTTTCAAAATAAACAATATGATAGAGATGGTTTAGAGTTATCAAAAGATGAAGCAGCATCAGTGGATATTGTTTCTGGAACATTAAAATCAGGATCAAAATTTTCTAATTTAAATATTTCTCCAAAAGTTGAAGAATATAAAAACAACTACACTCAATATGTTTCATCATCTGCAAATATTTATAACCTGTTTAACGATGCTCCCAATAAAAGTTGGAGCACAACAATTAAATCTCCAACTATAATAACTTCAAAAATAGATGATTCGATAGATATTGGATATGATTATTCATCAGTAAGTGGCGCTATGGCATCAGTAAATTTAGTATTTGAGAATCCTCAGACAATGAACTGCATAAGAATGTCACCTAATCTTGGAACAGACTTTCAGCTTCTTCAGGCCATTATATACACGGCAACTAGCCCAACCAATGCTGGAACTAGTGGTTCATCTTCATCTTCATCAGAAACTAAAATACTAGTATTAAAATCTCCACTATTAATAGATACAGTAAAAGACATATCTTTTGATCAAACATTAGTAAAAAAGGTCAAGTTGATATTTAATCAACCAAGATATAAAAGAATCATAAACACTGCAAGTATTTACGAGCAGCAATCAAAAGTAATTGACTATTTTGTTTCTGAAGTAAGAAAGCTTAGATCTAAAAAGCATGACAAGCTTCAAGATCTTGTTTACTCATACTTTTTAAGAAGGAATGAAATAGCTTCTTTGTCCTCTAATCCGGATTATATTCCAAATTATTATTCGTACAGATATCCTTGCGAAGATACCGAACCAAACTATGGGTCAATATATGAGTTTATTTCTTCAAAAAATACATTTAGTGAATTAAATGATAATCAAAAACTAAAAAATACAAATGAAATATCTAGAATAGTTCAATCTATAGTATCTTATGTTCTTGGTGACAAGTACAGAATGACACCAAACTCATACATAGCTTCACAACCAACTGGTTCCGCAACAAGTATATCTTCTGTAAATTTTTTAACTTCTTCATCGATTGGAAATATTCAATCTCCACATGGGACATCAAGGCAGGACATGGAGGCATATTTTGATAGTGGAGATAGATTTGATTTAATAAAAACTTATTCAAATTTAGATAACATAAATTATTACGAATATAATTTTTCAATTAAGTCATTGAAGTTTGGTTTAATAGCACAACCTTCTTTACAGGGTTCTAATTCAAAATCCTTTTTTATATCAAAAATGATTGATACTGGTGGTTTCATAGATAAACTAAAAATTAAATCACAGTATTTCATACCAAAGAATTCAAATGAAAGCTCCGAAGTAACGCAAAGCGCAGCTATCGAGTTTTCTGTTACCTTAAATCCCAATGCTCAGAATGAAATTGATTGGATACCAGTTCTTCCAAATGATCAAAACTCAGTAGAGGCAGAGTTACTTTTCCCACTTGAGCAAACTGGTTTAGTAAAACTAAGGTTTCCTGCAGTAGTTTCTAGCTTAAAGGTATACGAGCAAGGTAAACTGATTAATGATTCAAGAATAGTTTCAGTAGATTCTCAAGTTATAACATCATTTAAAATATTAAATTACAACAAATCTTTTACATATATAGCAAAGTACACTGTTGACCCAGCGTCAAGCGCAAATGAAATAGATTTTTCTAGACAATCTGTACAAAATTACACATTAAAAACTTATTCTTCATCAGATGGATTAGGGGAAAAACTATCAACAGTAGGGTCAGAGAATAGAGTTAGTTTAACCTACGACCCATACATTGACTATGCTAAATTCGCAAACCATATATACTCACCTTCAGCCGGTACTATAGGTGCATCAGGAGTTTCTACATATTCTCCAGTTTCAATAATTCTAGAAGATGGAACTCCGGCAATTAATTTAACTAATTATTTACCAAATAAATATGTTAAGTATGAGCTTCCTTTGAATAGCAATACAGAAACATACTTTATACAAAGTGGAAAAAATATTACATTCAACAAAAAGTGTAGTAACTTTAAAGTTTATTATGATTATATTCCAGAATCTTTAAGGTATAAAATAGTTTTAAGAAATTTAGATACATCAAAGCAAATCAGCGCTTACGTTGATGATTTTGTGTTAAAATATCAACAGAAGAATACTGATAACTTTACCAATAAACTATTGAAAGTGATTTAAAGATGGCGCAATTTTCACCAAAAACAACATCATATGATACATTAGTTTATAAAGTTTCAAAATTTTTTGATGATTATTATAATGGTAAATTTAAAACTTACGAAGAGTTTTCCGTAGAGTATCAAAACCTTTTACAGGATGTCAACAACTCTCATGTAGGTCTTACGGCAAAGTACAAGCCACTATTTAAACGGTCAACCACCAAAGTCTTCCGATATATTAACTTTTGCTAGGGACCTAACAGCTGATTCTGGAATAATGTCAAGGCAGATAGATTTTCTATTAGCTAAAACAGTAAATACTTTTAATTTATTCCAATCAGAAATAGACAAAGAAACAAATTCTATAGATAGAATTAATTCTAAAATAAAAGTTTTACAACTGTACTCAAAGAGTACTAGTGAGGATATTTATTACTTGCGGAGATTCTTTTGAGAATCTAGAAAACGCGGACCTATCACAAAAATATTCAATGCCTCTTTCTTCCGCTGTAGATGGTCATTTATCTCTTCCAGTTGTTACCGGTTCAGTTTGGCCAGTTCAAGCAATCACTATCAAGCAAAAAGATGAAAATGGAAACATTTTATCCAATGGAACAGCTGGCAATTATCATATGGCCATTAAAGAACAGGTTCAACCAGGTACAACAACAGTTAATCCAAGTGATTATAAATTTATTTTTGAGAAGCAAATAGTTAATAACTTAAGTTATATATATAGTGATACAAATCCAAATACATATTTTGAATATGAAAAATTAAAAGTTTCAAATAATAATGGCTCTGACTATGACTATGAATTTCAGTATTTAAATAGTATAAATAATCAAAATTCGTATGTGCCATGGAATAATGCAAGTGATGACCCACTTAAATTGACGTTAGTGGTAGAAAGAATTGAAGGTAATCCGCTTTCAGCAAACGCAATAAATATCTTACCGTTTTTTGGATATGATGAAAACGGAGTTTCTACCGTAAAAGTTACTTCAATTGTTCTAGAAAGCACAGATGCTGGATCTAATAAAATTGAAGAAATAATAACAAACCCTATAGTTATAGGTTCAACAATAGTTCCATCCGGCGTGCAAAATTCTTCTTTTTATTTCCACAAAAAGGCTAGCATAAAATTTTCTCAAAGAAACTTAACGAGAGCAACAATAACATTTGTACAAGAAAACCCAACTGATATAACAATCAAGCATGCGTACTGGACAGTTTCCAGGGTGGTTGGTCAATTTGATTTTGCAAACGCAAATGATGATATTGAATTTGGTAGGTCAAGAACCACCCCAGTTCCATCTGGAGTTTGGACACAGGGCGCAAGGTTTAATCCGGCTTTGATAGTAACAAGAAATCAGTTATCAAATGTAACTGGCTTAGATTCAGCAAAGAACGCGCTGATGCCAACAATAACTAATCCGGAATTAGTGAATTCATCCTCTAGTACTAAGCTTGTAAAATTTTCTGGAGATACAAACCTAACTTATGATTACTATGTTATGAAAGTTTTGGATAAAAAGAAAAACAAATATGTCTATATAGACTCCTTAGTCCCACTCAATGCGGAAGAGTTTACTTATGAAAAAACTTTAAAACCACAGGATAAAACTATATTTGTAAATTGGTGGCCAGCATCAGTTAGTATAAAAGGCTACGAAAAACTTAATGCATCAGGTTCAGAAGTTCCGAAAAAGTTTTATACAGGGACTTATGGAGATCCAAATGATCCAAAATGGGAAGCGCTAATGCTTCCGTATGCATCAGATCCTAATTATGTTCCACCTTCTGGAACAGAAGAAATACCTGATTCAGTATTTGACTGGTGGAAACTTAAATTTAGATTAAATGGAACAGAAAAACTAACATCATATATTGGCACTAGTAGTCCAGCTTATTATTTAGGTGAACTTTATAACTTATCAAGTTCAGATATTGTTTCCGAAAAGGTTCAAAGAACGGTTCCAGTAAAAGCAAACTACAATGTTTCGCTTGTTAAAAATTTTGAAATATTAACTAATGGTCAAAGTTATAATGGAAAAAATTTAGATGTCAAGAGATGGTCAATAGGCATAAGGGATATATCTATTGATTCAGAGATATATCAAAATTCATCAGAACTGATATCTAAGCCTTTTAATTTTCCATACCCAATAGAGTATCTCATGTTATACTCTGATTATTCAATACCAATTGAATATAAAAACAATTTAGAGAACGATATAGAGCCGATATCTTATTATATATCGGTTGATGATTCGACAACATGGCTACCAATCTCTCCTGTTGAGAATCCTTTTAACTCTGAAGTCCCAGAGATATATGCTTTTAATCAAAATATATCTTCAGAACTAAGACTACCAGGAGTAGCATATTTAGATTCAAAAAACGCTATAAATTCAGTTAGGGTAAGAATAGTTTTTAAGAAGCCATACAATACAAATGGTACCCCACTAGTTAATTATTATCAATTAGCAGCAAAGGTTAAAAGGTCATGATAGAAGACATTCAGAAAATTAGATTTTTAAACAATCTTTATAAATCTTTCTATTCTTATGGAAATGAGTTAGATGAATTAACAATTAAAAGATTGTATACAACTTATTTTAGACAGAACCCACCAGGTTCACCAATGCCACTGGACGCTGAGGTAATGAGATCTACGTCTGTGGCAAATATAGATTATATAAACAACATAATGGCAAAAGCACTCTATAACATGGATGTGCTATACGACGCTGCTCACGAAAATATTGAAGAATTATATTCAACTGTAACGTCATTAAATAATAGGATAGATTCACTTAGGTCAAAAAGAACTAAACTTGAAAAAAAGGTAGATGATCTTATTTTTTCAATAACAAACAGTGATGGTTTTTACGCATCATTTTCTGAAGAATTTACAGATTTAGATTCTATTGACACAAAATATTCTTCAGTTTATTTTGACACCGATTCAAGATCGATAAGCTTAAGCTCTATTAGTTCAGGTTCTTTCAATCAAGCTGCTAATAATGTCTCTAAGTCAAATTCCGTAAAACGTACAACATATTTTAATGGCAAAGTTGTTGAAAACTCTCAAGACATAGGAACAAACGCTTCTCTAATGTTTGACGGCTTAAGTGATACATACTTTAAGCATACTTATAAATCTTCATCTCCCGGCATATGTTCTATAAAACTTGACATAACACCCCTTAGCTCACCTTCGATATCAAAAGTTTTTGGAAGATTATCATCAGATAAAAAAATAACAACTATGCTTCAAATAAATTCTAGCATTACTGGACCTACTGATATACCAATTTTTTCTGCTCAATCTGAAAACGATTTTGATAATTTTGTTTTTCAATTTGAACCAGTTAGTGTAAGTTCTATTTCTTTATTTCTAATTAAAAATGAACCAGATAGATTAACAAAATCAAATAATAGCACCGTATACGAATATGATTTCATTATTAGAGACATAGTTCTAGCTGGTCTATATTATGATCTTACTGGAACGTATGTTTCAAACCCGATAACTATTTACACCGATAATGGAAAGAATGTAATTGACGCAATCTCTGTTGATGTCAAATCGCAAAATGTAACTGGAAATGACGTATCATACTTCATTGCAAAAAACAACCCATCTGCTACTTCTGTTGATGATTTTCAATGGATACCAATATCTCCAACAAATGAACTAAATAAATCATATCCTTCCGTAGTATCGTTTAATGGGTCCAATTTAGTATATAAGACAATATCAAAAACAGCTCAACAAAACACAAATGAATTATTTAAATATTTTTCTACAAAAGAAGAAACAAACTTGCCAGGATTTGAAGGCTCTAAAATACATAGAGTTGCAAAGATGGACAAGGGATTGAACCCTATAGAGCCATTGATACTAGAAGGTTATAATAGATATGTTTGGCATAAGGTAGACTATGAGGAAGGTTTATGTGTTGATGTGTCAAAGTGGAAAAATGATGTTTTAACTAATTCAAACTATAATGTTGTTACATCCACTTCGCAAATAGGTAACACTTCTTCTTTTTGGACTGCCCCTTCTATAGATAGCGGTGGAAGCGTATACATATCTTTTGACATACTATCTTCATCTACTTTTAGTGTGCAGAAGTTATTAACAAAAGACGATGACAATAGCTTAAACTGGGACTTAGCAGTTTACTTAAATGGATCGCTTATAAAAAGGATTAGTCCAAATGTGTCGTCGGAAACTATAATATGGAATTTTATTGAAGGAATCAATAACGTAACCATATGCATAGACGCTAAACCTAAACCAACATCATCTTCCAACTACGGATTGTATGGCTCTTTTAGCTTAATGCAACAGTCTAGAATATCTGAGTATGGATTAATATATCAAAAGTATTTAACTTATGTAGCTCCAGAATTATTCAAAAATAGTAATAATATTGTAAATAATAGCTTTAGTATAGCTACAATTGATACTGAAAAATATATTATCTCAAATAGAGAAATAGTAGATGGTTCTAGATTATACTATTATACTAACAATACTGATTCAGCAGTAGATTCAGTAAGGTTTAGAATAGATATGAATAGAAATCCTATGACACCAAAATCCTCCCCTATTGTTACATCATATAGAGTAAAATTTAGAAGAACGCAAATGTTAAAAGATACTGCGAAAAAAACAGCATCAGAAATACTAAGGTCTAACGGTTAGAGTATGTCAGAATATTTTTACAATGATTATAATAAATCAAACGATGTCTACCAACCACTGCTTGGTAGGTCTAGGCAAAAGTATAGAGGCCCAAGGTCATCGGCTAAGGAAAATCTAGAGCAGGATCAGATGCTAATAGATCTAGCTAGGTTAAAGAAAAGGATAAATGAACTAGAATCTACAATTGTTCAAATGTCCGAAAGTTTCTATTTTCATAATTCTGCTACTCCAAGTACAATTTCTGCTACACCGTTTTATGATATTTACTATAAAATGTACGAAGAAAGTACTCCTAGCTACTATTATATTGACGACACTGTGGCTTTGTCAGCTGAACTTTTTAGGCTATATAGAAAACTAAACATATTAGAAAATCAGGAGATATAATGTCTGAATCAATAAATACCCAAAAAAGAACTAATCAATATTCTGGAAACTATAGTTCAGAAGATTATAATAAAAGGGTAGAAGAAAACTATCAAGATTTGGTCTATTTGTATAATAAATATAATGTTATAGAAAAAAAACTTGATGATACATTTAATAGAATTGCAACCGATCACGTATTTTTAAGCAGGCATATAAAGGATATTTCCGACAGGCTATCAGCTTTAGAAGCCACAGAAAAGGCTTTATCAATACATTCATTTAGCCAAATAGACAACGCAAGGTTTGCCTCAAATGAAGACTACGCAATAACTGCAGGTCAACAACTTTCTTTTAACCCCATATATAACTATCTTACACTTCCTCAGATAACAACATCCTCAGTTTCATTACTGAAGTCTTACAACTCTTTTGGAGATCAGGTAATACCCGACTTTATAAACATAAAGGTATCGCCAATAGCATCCGCAGATGGTCCTGGGGCCATGATAGATACAACTCCTCCGTACTACTGTTTATTCGATAGGCACGATAGGGTTTGGAAGCGTTCTGTTATAGTCGATGAGCCTGTGACAAATGGTGCCATGGGATACTTCTATGTCAAGGTTCCACAAAATTCTGTTAACCAAAAAGTTAACACAATAATGCTAACACCCTATCCTTCAAATTCCGTAGATATAATTGCGATAGAATACACTCAAAAGCCTAACCCAACATTGTCAGATTCCGATACTTGGAAGCCAATAAATGAATATTCTCTTTACAATAGCGATCCAGGAGCAGTTGGATATGTTGCGCCTGGTGGATGGGTAAGATCAACCGTTTCTGACGTAATAAATTTATCTGGACCATTATACTTTAATTTTAATGTAGCTCAAACAGACTCTAATCCAATAACTGGAGTAAGAGTTTTGATGAGACAAAGAAATTATATTAAAGAAAACAATAAGTATATTTACACATATGGTTTATCAGATTTTGACCTAAGGGTAGATAGGTATATGTCTTCTGGAAAAGCATTCATTAAATTTAATGCCCCAGAAAATACTTTAATTTATACAGTAGATTCTGTTTCTCCAAAAATATATAATATACCCTTAAGTATTATTGATACCGTATTTACTTATAGGGTACTTTATCCGACCTCGTCTAATGGGTATAGCTTAACGCCTCAAGGTGGATCGTCTTCAGTTTGGATAGAGGTATCCTTAACTAAGACGGAAAATGGCTCTATACCAGTTCTTAATGACCTAGTAGTTAAATACAGTTAATTTAGGTATTCGCAATTACTATTAAGAGCAACCCAAATTTTCAATATAAGGAGTAAAAATGGCTACATTTTACGATGGACCAAGACCAGTTTTAAAGGGTAGAAATACCGCAGAGATGGTCAATCCATACAAGGGAACCGCCGGCACATATTCATTTTATCCTTTGTTCAGCACCTCACACGTGCTCGATGGAGCCCCAGACAATCATTATGTTCCAGGCACAGGAAATCATCCGGGAAATAGATTCCTTTCTCAAATTTTTAACGGAACATCACTCTATGTTCATCCTCTTTCTGGAACCTTCCCAGACGGAACTGCAACATATGATGGAGCGAGATATAGACCACTAGAGTTTAAGGGTCTAGCTTCAGCCAGTGCATTTGCATCCGGTTACGGACATGCTGTAGACAGAGCTAACGACTATGCGCTTTACAGCAACTTTAAGTTTGATGGTGTAACTTCAGCTGAAGTTTTTGCATCAGGCTATGGACACGCACCAAGAACAGATGCACAAGGTGCCCCATCTACATTTGGACTTTTCAAGCCAGATGAGTATAATGGTGTAGCAAGTGCAGTTGTATTTACAAGCGGTTACGGTCAAGCTAACACTACTGGAGATTATGGTCGTGAAAAAGTTAACGAATGGTACGGTGTTCCATCAGCAAAAGCTCTATAATTACTACAAAAATCCAGTAGAGCTTAATAAAGACGAAAGAATATCCGGAGCCTATGCTTGGCTTGCTTTATTTGCTGGAGTTGTAGCATACGATATCTTTGCAATTAAAACGAAAAAAGCAGAAACGTTAACTAGGGCATTTTGGAGATCTACCGAAAGACCAGTAAAAAACATAATACCAATAGGTTTATGGTTGACTTTAAGTTTTCATTTATTGGCTGAAAAAACAGTAAGAAAGAAAATATTCGGAGGAAAATAAAATGACTAAGCTTTATAAAGATGTAATAGAAAGAGCAGTTTGGACTGCAGTTCAAACATTCATTGCAGTGTGGACTGTTGGTGATCTTGAATCGGCAAAAGCAGCAGCAGTAGCTGCTATAGCTGCCGGACTAAGTGTTGTAAAAGGTTTTGCAGCAACTAGAATTGGAGATAAGGATTCAGCAGCAACTCTGAAATAGTTGATACAGCTATACTAAAAGCCGTCTTACTTGCTATAATATAGGTAAGCGGTAGTGATAAAATCCCGCCTATATTGGCGGGATTAATCATTTTATACAGGCGTTTTTATAGGTTTTTCGAAAATTAGATAGGTAAAAAAATATGTCAGATCTTTTAGAAAAGGTCATAAAAGAAGATACTCTTCCAATAGAGCTAGCTGAAGAGTATCTTAAAATATACGTAGCAGACATAGAGTGGAAGACCCACATTAATAAGCTTTGGAAAAATTTCAATAATAAAAACAAAGATGAACAAGAGTGTAAACTGTTAGTAAAGAAAGCAATAAGCTGTGCAGTCCTACTACCTAGTTTAGAAAATACTCAGATACCAGATCCACCACAGTCCCTTCTTTTTTGGTGTACAGCATGGGCCCAGTTTAATGAGAAAGATTGGTTTTCCTTGTTTAAGGAAACAGTTGAAAAAGATATCCAAGTAAAAAATAATAGAAAAAAAATAATAGAAATGGGTATCATAGATCCAATTGATTATTCTCCTTTAACGAGACAGGCTTTTAATTGGCTATACGATCAAGCGGAATCATCAGGATGTATCGACGAGTCCAATAAAGATTATGTTACTAAAAAACTAAAGAATCTAGTCAGTATATATGGTGGAGCCGTTATATCTAGTATCTTTGTTAGCCACAAGAACGCTATAGAAAAAGTAACAAATTGGAGAAGCGGTTACTTTTTTGAGAAAGAAATATACAAAATATATTCTTTGGACAAAATAATGAAAATTAAAAATATGGAATTTACAAAAACAAATACAAATTATATAATTAAATACAATACATTAGCTAAGACAAGTAAATAATAAGGAGAATTAAATGTCAGTTGAAATTGAAAACGGTAATCCAGATCTAACACCAGTAACAAGTAAACCATCTATGTTCTTATTTAAGCTGACAGATGATTTTGTTGAATCTTACAAAACAAAACCATCTCCATTTGGATACAAAGATGCAGGTGGTAATTCTGTTGGTGAAATAACGTTCTTAAGAACATACTCCCGCCTTAAAGAAGACGGAACAAAAGAAACATGGGTTGACGTTTGCGAGAGAGTAGTAAATGGCATGTATTCTCTTCAGAAAGAGCACTGCAAAAAGAACAGACTTCCATGGAACGACGCAAAAGCACAAGCTTCAGCTAAGGAAGCTTTTGATCGTTTATTTAACCTTAAGTGGACACCGCCAGGTAGAGGGCTGTGGGCAATGGGTACAAATATAGTAAATGTACAAAAAAACTCTGCAGCTCTACAAAACTGTGCGTTTGTATCTACTGCTGAGATGACAAAGTTAAATCCAGCAAAACCATTTGCATTCTTAATGGAAGCGTCAATGCTTGGTGTTGGTGTTGGTTTTGACGATAAAGGAGCCGATAAAGACTTCACTATATACGAACCTACTAAAGCAGTAGTTACAGAAACAATTGAAGACAGCAGAGAGGGTTGGGTTTCTTCGCTGTCCTTAATTTTAAACTCTTATTTAAAGCAAGATCAAAATGCTGTTGAGTTTGACTATTCGCTAATTAGGCCAGCTGGAACTCCAATTAAAACATTTGGAGGAGTAGCTGCAGGACATACTCCACTTGAAAATCTTCATAATCATATAAGAAAAATGTTCAATGGACGTAATGGAGAGAAGTTAACTAAGGTTGACATCGCTGACATAGGGAACATGATTGGAGTCTGCGTCGTTTCTGGTAACGTTAGACGTTCTGCAGAACTATTAATAGGCAGTCTTAATGATGAAAATTTCTTAAATTTAAAAAATCCATCTGTATTTCCAGAAAGAAATTCCTATGACTCAGAAAATCCAGGTTGGGGTTGGATGAGTAATAACTCTGTAGAAACAGCTGTTGGCACAGATCTATCCTCCATAGTGGACGGTATCTCCTTGAATGGTGAACCTGGAGTTTTATGGATGGATATGTCTAGAAAATATGGAAGATTAGCAGATCCTCCAAACAATAAGGACTGGAGAGTAGCAGGCTATAACCCATGCGCAGAGCAGTCTCTTGAATCCTACGAGTGCTGTACGCTTGTTGAGACATACCTAAATCGTCATGAATCATTAGAAGACTATAAGCGAACATTAAAATTTGCATATCTTTACGCTAAAACAGTAACACTGTTGCCAACGCACTGGGAAGAAACCAATGCAATAATGCAAAGAAACAGAAGAATAGGAACTTCTATGTCCGGAGTTGCTAATTTTGCAGATAGAATTGGAGTTCCAGCTCTTCGTGAATGGATGGATGAAGGCTACAAAACAATACAAAGATATGATAATGTCTATTCTGAGTGGTTGGGTATTCGTGAATCAATAAAAATGACCACAATCAAGCCTTCTGGAACTGTTTCTATTTTAGCTGGAGAATCACCAGGAGTACACTGGACTCCAGGTGGTAAGTTCTTTAACAGAACAATTAGATTCTCAAACGATGATCCTATGCTGCCTCTGTTCAAGATGGCAAATTATACTGTTGAGCCAGCATCTGAATCGCCTGATACTACATCTGTAGTTTATTTCCCTATCAAGTCAGAAGCAGCAAGAGCTGAACGTGATGTAACTATATTTGAAAAAATGTCATTAGCTGCTATGGCTCAAAGATACTGGTCTGACAACTCTGTTTCTGTGACAATATCTTTTGATAAAGATAAGGAAGCACAGCATGTTGGTACGGTTCTTCACATGTATGATGGTCAGTTAAAAACTGTTTCATTTTTACCTAGCGGTAATGACACATATCCACAAATGCCATATACTCAAATTACTGAAGAAGAATACAACACAGCTACAATGTCTTTATTCCCAATAGATCTAACTGGGGTTTATGCAGGTATGGCTTCAGATGCTATAGGCGAAAGATATTGCACTACAGATTCTTGTGAAATTAAATTTATAAAAGACTTAAATAGTTAGCTATAATAAATGTCCGATGATAATGATTTTGACGAAATCTTTTCTAACATAGCAGAAAATGAAAAGATAGAAAATATAGATACAATTCTTAACGAAGAAAAAATATCTTATGCAAAAAATTATTTGAACATAATTAACTCTTTAAATCAACTCGTAGTACACATAAGCGCTATGACTATAGACTTATTAAACGATCCTACGTTTTCTCTTGATAAAGAAATATGTGATATGATTGAGCAAGCATATGTAATGTCAGAAGATCTAACTGATTTAATAGTTAATAACTATTATTCAATATCTATAGATGATTTTGAAGAAGTCAATGGATTTTTTGATGAAGAAAATGGAGATGAACAAGGTGATGGAGAATTCTAAAGAATTAGTAGAAATACAATCAAGCGTAGTTTCTGGTATAGATTTGGAAGAAAATAGAATAAATGTTTTAAACAATGGATACGTTAGGCTTGTTGACCATATGGGGACTGACGTTTCAGTTGCTAACGCAGCCAGAGCATCCTTTGCTAAGGAAAACGGAACTAAACAACTCTCTACCTCAGATGCTAGACTAATAAAGTATTTAGCTAGAGAAAATCATATGTCTCCATTTCGTCACGCTTTTATGACATTTGAATTTAAAGCTCCACTTATGGTGGCAAGACAACATTGGAAATATGTTGTTGGATCCGATCACACAATGGACTCTTGGAATGAATCATCCAGAAGATATATCACCATGGATCCCGATTTCTATGTACCAAAGGCGGATGAATGGAGATTAGCTCCAGAAGATAAAAAGCAAGGATCTGCAGGGTTAATGTCTCCTTGGGATGGTTCAATTTTTACTGAGCAATTAAAGAGACTTATAGAGACAAGCGAAGCTTTATATAATATGGCTCTTGAAAACAACATAGCACCCGAGCAGGCAAGACTATTCCTTCCAGCCTATGCTATGAATGTGGTTTATAGGTGGTCATGTAGTCTTCAGTCGGTAGCACTTTTCTTGTCTCAAAGATTAGCCGACGATGCTCAAAAAGAGATACAGGCTTATGCAGATGCAGTTTATAGGTTAGTGCAGCCTCTATATCCAGTTTCTATATCCTGCCTACTAGGAAAAGAATAATGGTAATAGACGCAATATTAATATTATTCTTTTCAATTTTTCTGAATTGGTTAATTTCTCTTCATTTTTATCTTCAGTCCAACGCTCAAAATCTTAAATTAAGAAATCAACTAATATCGATATGTGTTGGATTAGGAATTTTTTTAGGTTTATTTATTAAATATATATAATGATAAAGAAAAAAGATATTCAATTCATGAATCTTTGTATCGCAGCATCGACGATATTTTCAACGTGTGCTAAGAAAAAGTATTCAGCAGTTTTAGTGGATGATTCTAACCACATAGTTGGCTTTGGTTATAACGGAGGACCTTCTGGTCATGTTCATTGTGAAGATGGCGGTTGTCCTAGGTTATCTCAAAATAGCCCAAGTGGATCAAGTTATGAAAATTGTATAGCAGTGCATGCAGAAGCTAACGCTTTTTTACATAGTGATTACAATCTCAATGCAAAAAAGTTATACATAAATGGACCACCATGTTTTGACTGTGCTAAGCTTATTGCAAATAGTACTGTAAAAAAACTTTATTATATAAATGATACTTCTTACATTAAGTGGAAAGAAATAAAAAGCTTTCTTAACAACTCAGGAATAGAAACGATAGAAATACAAAATGCCAGCGTCTAAGTTAAATTACATAGTTCTTTATGATGGAGTAAGTCAAGTGTTTGGCTGCTCATCTAAGAAGATAGCAGTAGAATCTCCACCTCCAAGTGGAGTTGATATTAGCAAAAAAAAGATATACTTTATAACATTAGAACCAGACACAAACAATTTGTGTATTCACAAAGTAGAAGAAAATGAGTAAAAAGCAAACAGCAAAAAAGAAAGTAATTCTGAAACTAAAAGCACAAGAATCATACGTTCAGGCAGATAATGATTTCTTCATTAGACTAGCGGAATCTTTAGAGTTATTAGCTAAGAATACAGAAGACAAAGTTCAAAAAAATTACTTAATAACTAGTGCAAACTTTGTAAGAAACTCTTCGTATGAAAATACGTTTAACCCTCAAGAAAACGACTATAGTGATGATTGGGACTAAAAGATAATGATAGACTTATGCGTTGTAAATCACAATACAAGAAGACTAATGCAGCGTTTTTTGGACGAGCTGCATAGCGATTTAGATAGTCCAAATGGCGCGCTCAATAAAAATTGGAATCTTTATATAACAGATAATGACTCTAGTGATGATTTTGTAGAGTTCATTAGAACAAAAGGTCATACCTATCATATAGAAAATTTATACCTTAGAAAAAATATAGGCTACTCAGCTGCTTGTAATTACATGGCATCAAAAAGCAAGTCTGATATAATTGGGTTATTAAACTCTGATGTTTGGATGAAGAATTCAGATGTTGATAAGATCCAAGAAATATTTGACAATAATCCAAACATACATATTCTAGGACCAAAACAAAGAGACGAATATGGTAGAGTGACTCATGCTGGAATTACAGGCACTGGTTCCAAGCCTGTAATGAGAGGTTGGATGGTAAACGATAAGGACGATACAATGTTTAGGGACCAGGTAGACTGCGTATCGGTTTCTGGTTCGGCCTACTTTGTAAGAAGAGAAGTATGGGACGCAATGACTAATAACGAAGAGTATAGAAAGCTTCACCCCGAAGCTGAAGGAGCATTTCTTCCTACTCCCCATTATTACGAAGAGACTTGGTGTTCTTATTTCGCTAGACACTTGGGTTACAATGTCGTATATGATGGTTCGGTCTCAATTGGACACAGTTGGCACGCGTCATCGGCTAAGCCAGGAGAAGGTGTAAGTCACGTAGATCACTACTTCCCTATCTCTAGAGAAATATTTAGAAAAGCATGTGATCATTTTGGAATAGAAAGAGATTAATTATGAGCGATAAATTAAACCCATGGATATATAACGCAGAAGTAAAGAAGGTGGTCGACGGTGATACTTTTGATATTATTATTGACTTAGGTTTTGATACTTTGCGCAAAGGAAGAGTACGATTGTATGGAGTGAACACTCCAGAAAGCAGAACTTCTAACTTAGAAGAAAAGAAACAAGGCTTAGCTGCAAAAGAATTTACAGAACAGTGGCTAGCCAAAGCAGATAATTGGGTTAAAATAGAAACTATTATCGATAAGAATGAAAAGTATGGCAGAGTATTAGCTAAAGTATGGGATAAGGATGGAAATTGTTTAAATACAGATATAGTTGCATCCGGACTTGCTAGAGAGTATTATGGCGTTGGTGATAAGACTTGGACGGAATTTAAAAAGGATAAGTAATGCAAACGTTTCTTCCGTATGATGATTTTCTTCAATCGGTAAAGGTATTAGATTATAAAAGATTAGGAAAACAAAGAGTTGAGACATTTCAAGTTCTTAATATACTTCTCGATAGAACGCCTACGAAAGGCTGGAGAAACCATCCAGTCACTCGCATGTGGACAGGTTACGAAGAAGCGCTAAAGCTTTATCAAAACTTCACCATAGAAGAGTGGATTAAAAGAGGATACAAAAACAACATGAAGCTTGAGGAAGTCAATATGCGTGACATTAAACTGCCACCATGGTTTGGTAGTAAAGAGCTTCATAGGTCACATAGGTCAAATTTACTACGTAAAGATTACGAATATTACTCCCAGTATTTTGACGAACCAACAGATTTAGAGTATCATTGGCCAGTATGAGCGTAAAAATATTTTTATCAGGAGCAATGGATTACGTGGGTGACTACGCAATTCATTGGAGAAAATCAGCAACTAAATCTTTAGAGTTTCTTGGCTATGAAGTCTTAGACCCTACGGCTATACCAGAAGATTTAAATGAAATGTCTCCAGAAGAAGTTGCTCAAAAAAATTTGTTTCTACAAAAAAAAGCAGATATACTTCTAGTTGAATATATGTTAAAAGATCGCGCATATATAGGTACTGACTTTGAACTTGCATGGGCAAAAATTCATGGTCAGCCATCCGTAGTAATGTGTTCCCCACACCATAAAGATAGGGTATACATGAAATATATGGCAACAAAACTTGCAGATAACCTGCAAGATGCGATAGAATATATCGCAATACATTATCCAGTTAACTAATAAAAGGAAAAAGGTAATTATGTCAGATAATAAGTTCAAGTACTTTACTGTTGAGTCTGTTGTAGTCGTCAAGGCTAACAACAAGGCTGATGCAGAGAAGCTTGCAATGGGTCGTCGTGGAGTTCAGGGTGAAGTCATCTTGAAGACGACCGATGTTGAGCGAATCTCGGCAGTAGAGGCTCGCAAGCAAATTGAAATCTGATTTTAATCAGTAACTAAAAGTGGGAGAGTAGTTTTATATTACTCTCCCACTTTTTATTAACAAAGGAAAAAAAATGATTTACGGTTTAATGGTAGCTAGAAACGAGCAAGATAGATACCTGGAAGAATGTCTAGCCAGATTATCTAATCAAGTCGATAAAATAATATTTACTGATGATTGTTCAACTGACGGAACTCCGGATATAGCTAGAAAATATGCTGAAGTCTATTCTACTTCAGAAAATTTATTCATAAAGCATGAGGGACAGCTGCGATCTGAAGCTTGGGCAAATCTTTCTAAGCATGCAAAGCCAGGAGACTGGGTTGTTGCAATAGACGCAGACGAAAAGATCTATACATTAGATAACTCTTCAATAGAGCAGGCCCTAAAAAGTTCTCCTTATGATGTGGTCAATGTTAAGAGATACGAAATGTGGAATAGCGATGGATATAGAGTCGACAAAATGTGGGCACCACACAATACAATGCGCATATTTAGATACAATGATGGCGGTGTTTACTTAGATAAAGTATTAGCTTGTGGCTCCGAACCAACCTATGTAATGCAGTGGGTGAGAAATAGAAATTTCTGGCTAGATTCAGGTATAATTATGCAGCATCTGGGTTACCTTAGAGATGAAGATAAGCAAGCTAAGTACGAAAGATATACTACAATAGATAATGGAAAATTCCATAATATTAATCATATAAATTCAATTAAAGATCAATCAGCAGTGTTGATACCGTGGGGTATCTTTGGAGATAAAAAGGTAGAATTACAATGAAAACATTAGGAGCAAGAGAAACAATTAAGAATCTTACTTATAGAATGTCTAATAAGCAGAGATTTTCTTACGTTGGATTTTCAAAATCAGCTGTACTAGCAGCTGCTGGTAAAATTTCACCAGATAAAAGACCTCCAAAAAGTTTTACAAAATCCATTATAAACTCAATAGAAACATCCGATAAAAATTTCATGAAGTGTGTACCAAACTTCTTGCTAAGTTCTTCTGATGAGTTTGATATATCGTCAATTGACGGATTTAAGAATTCAGTCATATACGATGCTGGGATGTTTGAATACTATTTCATTAATAAAAGAGATGTTTTTGATGACTTTGTTAATTTCTATATAAGAAACAGCAATAATTTAGTTGTCTCTTTTCATGATAAAAAGTTAGCACAAAAACTAATAGGAACTCCAGCGCATCATATACATGTTCCATATAATGATTTTTACGATAGATTGGACCAAGTATCTAATCAAATTATGGAACTAGATGGAAAGATAGACTATTGCATTTTGGATTGTCCAGTGCTGTCTTCGGCTCTTGCTAATAGAGTTTGGCAGAACTCAAGTATATCTATATTAGATTTTGGAAAAGTATTTACAATAGCAAATAAATAAACTATGAAAAGATCAGAGTTTCTCGATGACGATGATATCGAGTATATGACTGACCTTTTGTTAGATACTTCTTTATCATTAACGGACATAGCTAAAGAGTTAAATTGTTCTATTCAAACTCTTAATAAAAAAATAAATCAACATGGTCTTTCTTGGTTAAAGAAAAGTCATAGAAAAATGTCAAGAGGCCAAGCTGCGTTAACTGCGGTTATGCAGAAGCTTCTACCAAATGAAGAGATTATTAATGAATATCATTTAGGAGATAGACTAAAGCTTGATGTTTACTGCCCAAAATATAAAATAGGGGCAGAATATCACGGTCGTCAACATTTTTATTTTACTGGTAGATTTTTTAATTCTAGAGAAGATTTTGAAGAAGCAGTAGTTAGAGACAAGAAAAAAGCAGCTAGATGCGAAGAGTTAGGAATTGCCCTAGTTGTATTTAGATATAACGACAAACTTACCGAAGATGCAGTATATGAAAGAATGATATCTGCTATCAGACATTCTTCTATTGAGCCAGTTAAGAAGTTTAAAAAACCAAGTATTACCAAAAATAGTTACTACCAAGAGAGAAAAAAGAGCTATAATGATAGTAAGAAAAAAAGATATAAAGAGCTAAAAAAGAAAAATGACAACAGAAGAAAATCTAAATAACTATCCTCTAGAATATCAGATATTTGCCCTATGCCTAAGAAAGGATGGGGCAATTAAATTTTTTAGTGATAACTTAAATTCCAATATAGTTGGTATTAATCACGGAGAAAATGGAATATATGAATTCTATAATGCTCTTATGTCTTACTATAAGGCAACTCAGTTATCAATAGTTGATCCAATAGCGTTTAAATCATGGCTTCAGACAGAGACTGAAATATATGATGCTCTCGGAGGAGAGCCAGGAACAGAGGCTATGTTCTCCATCTTAATGAAGATGGACCTTTCTAATTCTGAATCAATTCTAAAGCTTATTGAGCATAAAGCGAATAAAAGAAAACAGATAGATTATCTACAAGAGCTTCAGGTTTTGATTACGCAAAAGTCAAACAAATCAGATGAAGACATAGAAAGAATATCTGTTCTAACTCAAAAGATTAGGGAATTAGAAAGTCAGATTAACTATGACCCACTAGAAAATGTAACTACAGCTATAGACATATCTTCTAGAGCTGAAGAGTTATTAGTTATACCAAACTTTCTTCCAACTCAATTTAAATCCTTAAATAGAGCTATGGGCTATACCGATAATGGTGGTTTTTTTAAGGGAGCCGTACATGCAATTATCGCTCCATCTGGAAAGGGTAAATCCACATTCGCTAAATGCTTAGTAAATAATTGGGTAGACAATGGGTATTCAGCTTTGTTCGTGAATTTTGAAGAAGCTATTTCTCACTGGGAAAGAGTATTGATGACCCAAATAATAGGTAAAAATATTTACTCTGAAGCTAATAAATGGAGTCCAGAAGAAAAAGAAAAATATGTATCTATTTTTAAATCTAAACTAGAGTCTTGGGGTGAAAGATTTATGGTTAGACATGACCCAGATACTCCTTATTTTGAAGATCTAGAAAGATGGCTAAGAGATATTATGGGCCATAATGCAAAGCTACCAGATGTAATTGTTATAGATACAATACAATCAATGTTCACAAGAGGTGGCAAAGGCAAGCCTAGATGGGGTGAATTTGAAGAGATGATGGTTCGCCTAGAAAAGCTAGCAAGAGATATGAACTGCGTTTTAATAATAACTGCTCAAGAAAATTCTAATAGAATGAAAGAAAAAAGAGAAGTTGTTCAACAGTCTGATACTGGTGGCTCTTTGGCTATTCAGCAAAAGTGCGCTGTAACTATATTTATTACTGATAAAAAATTAGCATCTGGAGATGAGTCCGAGGAAGACTATGTAATGCAGTTGCAGATACCTAAGAATAGAATCACTGGATCTACATTTGTTTATGATCCACCCCTAGTTAGGTATAATGATACGACAAAGTCGTATGAAGAATACGAAGTAGTGCCTGATAGTACTTATGATAATTCGTCAATACTTGATGATTTATTGGGAGGAGATTTTTCTTAATGGTTAAAGTAAATTCAGCAGCGATAAAAGATTTTCAAACATGTGAGCTTCTATACGATTATAGACATGTTCAAAAGCTTCCAGAAGCAATTGTCAGTAGAAATATACTTTCAGAAAAATTTGAAAATACATTAAAAAATGTTATAAATTTTTATCTTTATAAAAAACAAAGTGGAGTTACGCCATCTTATTCTGCTCTATTGAACAGATGGGAAAAACTTTGGTTTCCAAAGGATGCTTCTGCTCAAGACATCATTAACGATAAGCATGAAAGCGCGTATGGAAATATGGCGAGTTTGACAACCAAGGCTGCAAGTATATTGTTGTCTTTCTGTGAATTTTTTCAGGACGAATCTATAATACCTATTGGAATAGCAGAAGAATATACAGTGCCGATGGGCAATTCTATTATAAGTGATGAATTTGATTTAATATATTCAAAAAATAATAAAATATATGTAATTAAATGGGTCTTTAATTATAAAGACTCCCACCACTATTTGTACAATGTTGATTTCATATCAATGTACTATGCCTACTCGTATAAGAACAGAGGACCGCTAGGCGATGTTAAGTTTGGCTATTATGATATAATGGCATCAAAACATTCTGTAGAAACTTTTGACATATATAAAGAGGATATTCAGTCAATAGAGTATTGGATTTCTTCAATTGAAAATAAAAAAGTTTTTGCCCCTAGAAGAGGTTTAACTTATTATTGTAAAAGATGTCCATTTGATACACCATGTTCTAAGTGGTCACAATGGAGTAAGGAAGGTTAATTATTATGGCAAATAAAAAGAATTCAATTCTAGATGATATACTTCAAGATGAACAAATAGTAAATTTATCTGAAGAAGAGAACAATATTTTATCTCCTCTATTGGAAGAAATATCTTTAATAGAAGATGACGGTTTAAGATCTTTTGTAAAATCGATCTTAGTAAGATCCGATTCTTTTTGGTTTATACCTTCATCTTTTTCTGGAAAGTATCATCCACCAGATGAGCATAACGAGGGCGGTAACGTCCTGCATACAAAAAGAACAGTAAGAGCAGCTAAGATTTTAGCTGAATCACATAGTCTTTCCGCAGAAGAAAAAGATATCGTTGTTGCAGCCTGCCTGCTTCACGATATTACAAAGGGAAAGATAGAAAAAGATGGTTCGTTCACTTATGATAAGATGCATCCATATACTGTAGGCGAATTCATTAAGTTTTGCCAAGAGGATGATAAGAAGTATGCAAACGATATTCATTCATCAACCTTATATGTTACAGAAGAAGATGTTCAAACTTTATTAAGACTTATAAGATGCCACTTAGGCCCATGGTCTCCAGTTCCAGAAACTGTTCCCATAACATATCTTGATATGATAGTTCATTTAGCCGACAACATTGCGTCTAAGGTTCATTATATACTAGACGGAGACGAAATTGTAGCAGAGAGATGGAATTTAAATGAAGGAACTAACAAATAGGATTAATAGAAGATTTTATCTTATTTCAAATATTGAAAAGATAATTGAAGATTCTGTTTATTATAGAAATTTTTCTTCTGAAATGGATCAGTCAAAAAAAATAATCATAGGAAACTTCAATGAAGATTCTGGCAAAGGCAAAATACAATGAAGCCAGTGTATGAAGATGGTAAGTTTTTAAGTGACTGGAAATACGTAGAGGTAGCCAGATATGTTCCGTCTTTATCTAGAGTCATTAGAGACAAAGATGGAGAACTGCCTCTAGTCGTAGACTATAACAGCGTTACATCCTATGCAGAGAAATATAATAATACTGGAATTTATACATCAGTATGGCTTTATAATTCGAAAGATTTAAACTCAGCTGTTAGATATTCTAATCTATATTTTGATCTTGACTCTAAAGATATTTTAGAATCACAAAAAGAAACTATTATCCTTTTTGAGTATTTATCAAAATATATTCCAGAAGAGGCTATAAAAGTTTACTTTACAGGAAAAAAAGGTTTTCATATAGAATGTTTAGCTACATGTATTGGGATATCTCCATCAAATGAACTACCTACTGTATATAGATTTATAGCGAACAGTATTAAATCTAAACTTAATTTAAGTTGCATAGACTTAAGCGTATACGACCTAAGAAGAATGTGGCGCTTTCCTGGTAGTATGCATCAAGATTCTAATTTGTTTAAAACATTATTAACAAAAGAAGAACTATATCTAGATATAGAAAAAATATATCAGATTGCAGCTAGCCAAAGACCTGACGAGTACGAAAATACATCGTTTTCATATAAGGCTAACCAATGGTATAGGGACATGTATTACTTGATGGAAGAGGATAAAGAAAGAAGTAAAGATTATCTTTCTTATTTTAATAAACACGGTTCATCAGGGCTAAAAAAGGTTGAAGATAAACCAAAACAATTTACTCCTAGAGTTTTATTGGAGAAGTGTCCAGCTATAAAAAGAATCGCAGAGGAAGCTAAAAATAACAAAGATCTTGATCATGAGTCACGATTATTTTTATGCTCCATACTTACGTATACTGACGAAGCAGTAGAATTTCTACACGGAATACTTAGCTTATGTAAAGATTACAACGTAGAAAGATCAACAGCCCATATCCAAGATTGGATCAAGAGAAGAGAAATGGGTATAGGTGGTAGGCCTTATACGTGCGATAGGGCTAATTCTGTAGGGGTTGGTTGTGGATCATGCAATTTGGAAGAAAGAAGAAAATGGGTTAAAATAGGTGATAGGTATGTTGAAACAAACGACAAATCATCACCATCGCCGGTTAGATTTGCATATAGAACTATAAAAAAAGAAAAGGATGAATAAAACATGAGCAATATACAAGATCCAGATGATGTCATTGGCGTATGTTCTGAGTGCAAATCAGATCAACCAATGAGCTATATGTATAATAACCCTTTTGCGCAAGAAGGTAAGGCGGTACCGTGCAAGTATTGTGGTGGTATTGTTATAATTGTCTATAGAGAAACAAGAGACTCCTCTATCAAAAGCAGTGATAGAGAAAGAGGATTAAATTAATAAATGAAAAATTGGACAAATCTACACAATCATACTATTTTTTCCATGCTAGATGGACATGGTGATGTAGAAAAATACCTCAGCAGAGCTAAAGACCTTGGAATGAAGGGTCTAGCTACTACAGACCATGGAAATATACATTCATGGCTAGACTTCTACGACGCTGGTAAATCTGTTGGCGTAACTCCGATACTTCGGAAGTGAATTCTACCAGGCTAGAAAGACTAGATTTGATAGAGACGAAGAAGAAAGATCTGGTCCAGCAAAAAATGAATGGGAACAAAGAGGTCCATACCATTTAACTATATTGGCTAAAAATAATATTGGATACTCTAATATTATAAAAATATCATCTCAGTCATTTCTGGAAGGGTATTACGGAAAGCCAAGAATTGATCATGAGCTTATAGATAATTATTCAGATGGAATAATAGTACTCTCAGGATGCCTCAATGGTGAAGTGGCCCAAGCTTTACTTAGAGGTGATTACAACTATGCTCTGAACGCCGCCTACAAAATGCAGAGTATAGTTGGTAAAGAAAACTATTTTATAGAGATACAAGACCATGGTCTTACTGAGCAAAAAAGAATATCAGATGAGCTAATAAAGATAGCAAAAGCTATAGGTGCTCCAATTGTACCAACAGGGGATTGTCATTATGTTCATCAGGAAGATGCAAGAGCTCACGATATAATGTTATGCGTTGCAACTAACGCAACAGTCAATACTCCAGATAGATTTTCTTTTAGTGGAGATAATTTTTATTTAAAATCATACGAAGAAATGGCTTCCGTATTTGATGAGTCTTGGTTAAAAAACACCATGCACGTATGCGATATGGTTGATTTAGATTTAAACTTTGGAGAAATACACTTTCCAAAATTTCCAATTCCAACAAAAGAAAGTTCAGTTGAATATTTCGAAAGATTAGCTTGGGAAGGATTAAGAAATAAATATGGAAAAGATCTTCCAGAGCATATAACAACTAGAGCAAATCATGAAATAAAAGTAGTCAAAGAGATGGGTTTCCCTGAGTACTTTTTGGTTGTATCAGACCTAGTACGATGGGCTAAGTCTAATAACATTAGAGTTGGATGGGGAAGAGGTTCAGCTGCTGGAAGTATTTTATCTTACGCTTTTGACATTACCAATCTAGATCCAATTAGATTTGGTTTGTTATTCGAAAGATTTTTAGTCGAAGGAAGAAAGTCGATGCCTGACATCGACCTTGACTTTGATGATAGATTTAGAGATAAAGTTATTGATTATGCAAGAAGTAAATATGGCGAAGATAAGGTAGCGCATATATGTACTTTCAATAGGACCGGAGCTAAACAGTCAATAAGAGATGCAGCTAGAGCACTTGGTTATGATTTTGCCACTGGAGATAAAATATCAAAGCTTGTTCCACCACCTGTTCTAGGTGTTTCTAAGTCTTTAAATGAGTGCATGCAAGTTTCTGAGTTTAGTAATTCATACAAAACTGAAGACACGTCAAAGCAGATTATCGATGCAGCTTTTGGGCTAGAGGGCCTAGTTAGACAAACTGGTATTCACGCAGCTGGAATAGTTATATCTAAGGGCCCACTAACAGACTACTTGCCTATTATGCAAAAAGGTGTTGATAATCCAGTTGTAACACAGTGGGATATGTCAAGAGTTGAGCAGTGCGGTCTACTAAAAATAGATTTTTTAGGCTTAAGAAATCTTGGAGTCATAGACCAGTGTATTAAAACTGTAAAGAAAAACTATTCAATAGATATAGATGTTAATAAAATTCCATTAGATGATGAGAAAACGTATGAAGAACTTTGCAAAGGTAACGCAGTAGGGGTATTCCAGCTTGAGTCATCTGGAATGAGAAGCTTAATGCTGCAGCTTCAACCAAAAACAATAGAAGACATCATGGCATTAATATCTCTATATAGACCTGGTCCAATGGGTTCTGGTATGGATAAGTTGTTCATTGATAGAAAACATGGTCGATCAAAAATTACGTATGAGCATCCAAAACTTGAAGAAGCTTTAAAGCAGTCCCTTGGCATCATGCTTTATCAAGAGGATGTACTAGCTGTCGCTAGAGGTTTAGCTGGGTTTACTTCTGGAGAAGCAGATGATTTAAGAAAAGTTATTGGTAAGAAGCAAATGGATAAGATACCAAAACTTAGAGAAAAGTTTGTCAATGGATGCGTTCAATCTTCAAACTTAGATAAGTCTTTGGCAAATAAAATATTCTCAGATATTGAATACTTTGGTGGCTACGGATTCAACAGAGCACACGCTGCGAGCTACGCTATGATTTCTTATATAACAGCATATTTAAAGACTCATTACACATCTGAATATATGGCAGCTCTTCTTACTTCTGTTGCTGGAAATAAGGATAAATTATTCTTATATCTAAATGACTGTAGAAAACTTGGTATTAAAGTTCTTCCTCCGTCAATTAATCTTTCAGAGATAGATTTTGAAGTCAAAAATAAAAATGAGATATTGTTTGGATTAGCATCAATAAATGGAATAGGTATTTCAATAGCTGAATCTATTATTAAAAATAGAGACGCAAACAATCCGTATCATTCTATAGCTGATTTTTATAGACGATGCGATTCCTCAGTGCTGAAGAAGTCAACATTGGAACATCTCATTCATTCTGGAGCGCTTGACGAATTAGTAGAAACAGAAGACGATAACGATATAAATAGGTCTTCAGAATTAGTCATACTAGAAAAAGAAAAAGAGGAACTAGGAATCTATGTAACAAAGCATCCACTAGAGGGCACTTGGGATGTAATGAAAGCAAACATAGATCTTGAACTTATAGACATACCTGAGTGCACAAACGGTTCATACATAAAGATTGGTGGAATAATAACTTCTTCAAAAAAGATTATAACTAAAAAAGGCGCAAGAATGTTTAAGTTTAATCTAGAAGATCCATCTGGAGAAGTAGAAGTTATAGTTTTCCCCAAGGATGCTAAGAATTATAGTGATGAGTTTTTTAAAGCAGGAGAAATAGCCTATATATCTGGAACTTTAAATAGAGAAACAGAAGATGAAAACTCATCAAATAGAATATTTCTTTCTAATATGGAGAAGGTTGATAATGCAACAATGTATAGTGGAAAAGCTATATATTTAGATTATAAGTCAATTGACTCTCTACAGTTAAAAAAAATATATGATATAATAAATAATAACAATGGCAATAGACAAGTGTATTTAAATGTTAATTCTGATTTAGGTACGTTTGTTTATAAGTTTAATAAAACAACAAACAAAAACGCTGAAAGATTAATAAAAGAATTATTGGAGGAAAACTAGTAATGGCAGCAGCAGGTAGTTATCAAAATCCTACAGAGAAACAGTGTTGGAGCTATTGCTTCTCTTGTGGTAGATGTGAAGATAAGGGAAGATTTACCAAATGCAAAGGATGCAGTGGGAGATATGACCCTCAAGGTAGAATAGAACCACATCCAGAAGATTTTTGTGACTGTAGAAATGGCACGTTGAGATGGAAAACTCAAACTGGTAAAGTTATAATTACAAAGTTTAGGTCCAATCCGTACGCTGGCTCTGTAACGTACGAAAAGAAATCAGAAGATGAAAGAGATTGGGAATCCTATCTTAAGGACATGAGAGAAAAGATGAATGATCCAGATTGGAATCCAATAACAATTGTTGGAGAAGATAAACCGACTAAAGGAACAGGAAGATAATGAATCAGCAATTAGCAAGATTAGTTAAAAATGATATAACTTTAGTAGAATATCAAGACTCAACCCACCTAGAGTCGGATAAGTATTTTGTGCAGTCGGGCGTTGTTGGCTTTTTTGCTACAAGAAAACAATTAGAGGATTTGCATGACGTTTTAAATTACTATTTAAATATGGATAACTTTTCCCAATGTAAAATAATAATTGACGATAAAAATATAAGCGCACTACCAGAGGTATAAATGTCTAATAATTATTACGATGAGATGGAGATAGGGGATTCAGGTTGGGTCCCAACAAAAAACGGTGGATATAAAAATATTTACAATAATCACACTATTGATTCTGTAGGTCGAGAGTTTGATTCAAAAGGAAACTTAATATACGACCCAGAAGGTGAATCTAATGATATCAATTAAATCAGCTAAAAATATTTCTGATTTCGAAAAACTGTACTTAACAGATCTTTCCTATTCAAGGATGGATACATATAAAATGTGTCCATCTAAATACTTCTTTTCATACATAAAGAAAGAACCAAGGCAGTTTAACGATGCTGCGGTACTGCGGAAACATAGTCCATTCCGTATTGGAAGATCATGTAGGTACTGAATCTGGATTAAACCCAGATACTCTTTTGGAAGACTATGAAGTAAAAAGATCTAGCTATGATCCAAATAGTATTATAAATGATGGATTAATAGATGTCGGTAAGAATATATTACTTGAATTTTACGATAGACATTCTGAAGAAAAGTTTTCTGTAAAAGAAAAAGAAATGCACTTCAGTTTTGTAATAGGTTCATTTTATGTAAATGGATTCATCGATAGAATAGATGAATACGAAAATAGAGTTGAAATTATAGATTATAAAACTGGCAAATGGGAAGTAGCTCAGAACGCAATCAAAAATAATCTTCAGCTAGGCATATACGCACTGGCAGCTAAAAATGAATTTCCTGATAAAGAAATCTACGCAGAGCTTTATTATTTAAGATCAGGTAAAAGAAAAGGTCATGTCTTTACAGATGAAGATCTTGAAAACGCTAAGATTCAAATAATTGAATACGGTAATAAAATTATAAATGACAATAATTTTAGCCCAACTCATAATGAGAGGGTCTGTTCCTTTTGCGATCACGCAAAGTCCGGAGCATGCGCCGTAGGAGTAATGAGAAACAAAAAAAGCCAGGGCCGTTAAGCCCTGGCTTTTTTATTTAAAGAAATAAATTATTAGTTATTGACTGGAAACTGAATTGAATCCTGGACCAAATCAACCTTGCGGTCGCTGTCGATTACAACCTTGATTGCATCGTCAGTGGTGTACCCAAGTGACTCAAGTGTCTTTACTGCTGAGCTCTGCATATCTACTACAAAGCTGTTTACTAGCATGTTTAATGTTGTCATTATTTTTCCTGTTCTATTGTGGTTAACTTGAAATTGGTTAAATTATAATATATAATATAAGTCTGTAGAAGGATCTTGTTTGTTCCCTCTACTAACATAAGATAAAGGATATACCATGAACATAGAGCATGTCAAGCCAGAGGAGTTTTTTCTCGAAAAATCTTTTCGTTCTAAACATCCAAACTTTAAAAAAGTAAAATCAAAATATGTAGATAAATCAATTTTAGAAGAAGATTCTATATATGAAAAAGGGCGGCAAAGGCAGCGCCTATAGGTATACAAAAACTGGTTATAGAGAAGATCTCGGTCTTACGTTAAGATCAAATTGGGAAGCAAACTTCGCAAGGATATGCAGAGCATACGAAATTGATTTTGAATTCGAACCAAAGGTGTTTACATTTCCAGTAAAAAGGGGAACTAAAGGATATACACCGGATTTTTATTTTGAAAATACTGAAGATTGGATAGAGATAAAAGGATATCTAGACGATAAAAGTAAAATAAAAATTAAAAGATTTAAAAGATATTATCCTGATGAATTTAAAAAATTTACAATGATAATAAGTAGATATTCAAATGAAGCTAAAAGATTTGTTACTGATCTTGAAGTTCCAAATGTTATTTTTTATGAAGACATCAAAGACTATTATTCTAATATATTATACAAATGGGAAGGAAAATAAATGGCAGCTTATAAAGAGCAATATTATTCTCTAGAAGAGCACGAAATGCAGGACCTAATTGAAAGGGCCAAAAAGGATGACTCATTAGCTCAAAGGGAATTGTTAAAAATATTCAATAATTTTTTAACTAAGTATACAACTATGTTGTATCATCGGAAAATATAACCTTAACGACTATGACATTAGAAGGTTTATTGCGTTATTCGTTAAGGATAATTATGCTAGGACGGCACTTGTTAGAAATAAACTTAATCCAGCAACTGCTAAAATAGTCAATGAATGTATGAGGGGAATATATTACATGGCTAAAAGATATGGAACCGAAGAAGATATTAGACAAACTGTAGATCTAACTTTTTTACAATGTGTTGCAAGATATCAAAGGAAAGATTCGGAAAAGGGACCAATACCATTTAGCGCCTTCTTGTATAGTTATTTCTTTTATCTATTGAAAAAAAATGTAGACGTATTCTTAATAGATCAATTAGGAAGAAAAACTTTTCCACTTATAACAGACGAAGATTATGATGGAGACGAAGATGAAAAGCTTGTTGGATTTAAAGCAGACCCTATAGAAATAGATATGGACTCCCTTTTATCCGTAGAGCAAATTGATGAAATGTGGGTTCTAGGAAAAACCGCAGCTGAACCTTTTGATCGACTTTCCATACAAGAAAGACAACTGCTAAAATGGAGATACGTTGATGGGAAAAGGTCATCTGAAATAGCTAGTAAAATTACCGAACATCCTAATACAGTAAGAGAGCATCTAGGTAAGATAAGAGATAAAATAGTTGATATAATAAAAGAGTCACAATTAGAGGACCTATTTAAGTATACCAAAAAAAAGGATAATTAAAGTAAAATGGAATACCAAAACCTACAGAAGCTGAACCAACTTCTTGCTTCATTTTTAGAACCTCAAATAAAAGAAGTTGTAAGTGCCTATGGATTTGGCGAAAACTATCAAAAATATTTTGTTGAAATACCAGAAATACACAACGTTGATTTAACAATGCACGACATAGCAAACCTTGTTGCTAAAACATCTAACGCATATGGCAGAGCTGCCAGATTTGCCGGTATGACAAGAGCGCATTTTAAACTTACTGAAGGTAGATATAAGTCTATTTATAAAAAAAATAGAATAGGAAAAAACGAAGCAGAAAGAGAAGCTGCAGCTATGTTAGCAGCGGAAGAGGAATACCAAGCTTTGGTGATAGCAGAATCGCTAGTTCATTTGGCAGAGTCTATAGAAACTTCATCAAGAATAGCCTCAGAGTCCGCTAGAAAACTTATGGATAAGATGCAGTCAATGCAGATAGCATCAGCAAGAGAAGAAAAAGGCTACTACACAGAAAAGGATTTTAGTTTTTAATTATGCCAAAATTTATAGGACATTATAAAAGTGTTGATTCTCCAGATGAATTTTACTCTATACCAAGAGAGCAACTAGACTTTCCAACTCAAGTTAGACGCAACTCAAAAAGTTATTTATTATTTACTACGCTTCAAATAAGTACATCATCTCAAGAAAAGAGTCTGATAGAAACAGCAAAATCAAGAAACGTAGATATGGGAATAGAAGTATGACATGCATATAGAGGTTTTTTGTGACGGTGCCTCAAGAGGTCAAGGGCAGAAAAAAACTGGAGAAGCAGCTTGTGCTACTGTGGTCTACAAGAACAGAAAAAAGGTAGCTCAGTTTGCGAGGGGTCTAGGAAGAAGAACTAACAACGAGGCTGAATATGAAGCCGTTATAGCAGCTCTTTTAATATGTAGTATGTCAGACTTTTTAGATCCAATTATTTATACTGATTCAGCTGTAGTTGCAAATCACATTAACGGAAAATGGAAGTGCAGAAATAAGACGCTGCTTCCACTTTTAATGACCGTTCAAGATATAGCAGAAGAATATAAATTTAGAATAGTTCAAGTTCCAAGAAATATAGTATGGGAACCAGATTGGCTAGCTAATCAATTTCTAGATGAGTTAGAAAAAAGACAGGAAAGTAACAACATTGCGTGATATACTATATCCCATGAACAAAAAACTATATTCACAACAGCCAATAATAGTTGGTTTAGCTGGTAAGGCAGGAAGTGGTAAAACTTCTGTAGCTGAATCAATAGTACCAAAAGGCTCTTTTGTCGTAACTAAACACGGAGCACTATGGGACCACATATTTTTTGCACTGCCATTGTACGAGATGCTGTCATCTAAAAAGAACATACAGGGCATAAATGAAGAATCTAGAAAAAAATATGCCATACACGAAACCTTATACGAACTATATGGGAACAACTCAATAGGAATCATTCCAGATTATGATGACTTTGTAGAAAAAGTAAATCAAATATACAGTTTACCTTTGGACCCTAATGCTACAAAGCAGAGAACTTTCTTACAAAAAGCTGGTGACATCTGCAGAGATGGTTATGCAGATTGTTTTTGCCATTGGGCAATAAGAAAGACAATTAATCTTTATAAGTCTTATGTTAAATCGTTAGAAGAGGATGAAGATGAAGTTCCTTTTGTAGTTCTTATTTCAGATGTTCGTTTTGAAAACGAAGCAAAATCAATACTGAAAATGCCAAACGGATTTGTGATATACTTTGATGCAGATCAAGAAGTCTTGAACGAAAGATTGATGAAGAGAGACGGTAGAATTTCTACTGTAGAACAAAATTCTCATGTTAGTGAGCAAGAAGTTGATCTAGTTAAAGAGATAGCATCTTTTGTCATAGATACTAATAACATTAACATAGAAGAACAAGTTAATAAAACATTAAAAGCACTAGGATTTTTACAGGAGAAACATGCCTAAGATTAATAAAACAGCACACGAGCAGTCAACAGATTCACCGTTAGATCAAGCAGTTACTTTAAATGCTTCAGAGATAGCATTCTCTAGTTCTCCAATATTTATATGTGGAGTTAATAGAAAAGTAAACATAGGTAACTTTGAGAATATCGACGTCTATGCTGGGATAACTCTTCCATTAAATAATGTCTCCCTAGATGATAAGGAAGCCTTACAGGCTGCGGTTCAAGAGGCTGCAGCATATGGGTTTTCCTTAGTTTCAAAGGAAACTAGCGATAGATATTTAATTATTAAAGAATCTCAACAAAATAAATAGTATGAATTGACATACTGAGCTATTACTATATATACTTATACAAAGCTAAATAAATAACTAAAAAGTTAGGTAAGGTAAAAAATGTTTAAAAAATTAGTTCAAAAACTATTCAAAAAAGCAAAAGCTGTTAACATTGACAACAAAACTTTAGACAAAGAATTTGATAATTATCTTTCTGCCCTAGAGGAAAAAGTTACAGTCGTAGCAAAAGAAGTCGATGAAGCTGTTAAAGAAATTACAGAAGAAGTTGTTGAAGCTAAATCTGAAGTTAAAAAAGCAGCTGCTGGTCCTAAGAAGGAAAGAAAGCCAAGAGCTCCTAAGGACCCAAACGCAGTCAAAAAAGCTGCCCCTAAGAAGCAGGCAAAACCTAAAAAATAGTAAATTTTATTTAGCTTGAAAAGCAGTATTTCCGTTTTAAAATATGGAAATACTGCTTTTTCATTTACTATAATATCTATGTCTATAAAGGTTTAATGGAATAATTATGTCTTTAGCTAAGTATAGAAAAATCTATAAAGGTAATAAAAAACCAAAGGACAACAGCGATGCCAGCAAAAAAGAAGAAACTAACAGCGTACCAAAAAAAGATTAAATCTGTAATGGGAGAATATGGCAGGGGGTCTTTACATTCAGGAAAAGGTGGCCCAGTTGTTAAGTCAAAGAAGCAAGCCATAGCTATTGCTATATCGTCCGCTTCAAAAATTAAAAAAAGAAAGAAGTAATATAATGCTTAGTGTATTATGGAAAGTATGGTTTTTTGTTTTTGATATTTTAAACGCTCTAGAAGATAAAATAGAGGCAAGAAAAAATGGTAATAAAAAATAGAATATACATAAGCGGTCCAAGAATGGGAACGAATAATTCTATGTTTGGAATAGAAAAAAAGAAATCAAAAAAAATTAAGTCGACAAAATCTAAAAGGAAGAGTAAGTAAATGCCAAAAGATTCAAGACTAAAAAAAGCTCGGAGTTTCAGGATATAATAAACCAAAGAGGACTCCTAGTCACCCAACAAAATCTCATGTGGTTGTAGCTAAATCAGGAACTCAAGTTAAAACTATTAGATTTGGTCAGCAAGGTGTTTCTGGATCGCCCAAGAAGAAAGGCGAATCAAAGTCTTACGCTGCCCGTAGGAAATCATTCAAGGCACGCCACGCAAAGAATATTGCAAAAGGCAAGATGAGCGCAGCCTACTGGGCTGACAAAGTTAAATGGTAAAAAGGAGATAAATAAAATGGAACACCCAGTTGCAAAGATGGTAATTCCAAAAGAATTACAAAACGTTGAAAATGGAAAACTAAAGCCAAATATGCTCGCAAAGGTTAAATGCGGTGGACAAATGTGGCATAAAGCAGCAGAGGCATTTAATGCCCTATACGATGCAGCTAAGGCAGCTGGTCATAAGCTTCAGAACATTGGGGACTATAGGCCATTTGAGGCTCAATTAAGTCTTTTTATGTCTCGCTATGAAGACAAGCAGACAAACAGAGTTCCAGAAGTCACTAGAACTTATCAAAATAAAAAGTGGTACCTCAAGAAAGGCATGAGCCCAGCTGGCACTCCAGGAACATCAAATCATGG